GACCAGGCGTAAAGTCGATGGCCTGAATTGTACCGCCTGGTGCAGTGCGTTGCTGAAATATCTCAACTGCCACAGCAAGTGCCGCCTCTCTTACGGATGGGATGCTGTCGTAGATTTGGCTTTGAGTACCCAGTATCACAGTGCCATAGGGCTTGTATTTAATCGTTTCGGTATCTGCTGCGACCTTAGCGACCTGAAACCAGCGATATGTACAGGTCGTAATTGTGTAAGTGCCGTTAAAGGTTGCATCTGTACCGCTGACGACCACAGAGCCACCAGGGTAAAAGCTGTGATCGTCAGCGGTCCAGAAAGTAGCCACATTGAATTGGATTTTGGCTGCAGTAATTGAGGAACGATTGTAATCGAGCAGGCCGTCAATCAGTTCCTCGGCTGCATCCGCAACCTGTTGCAAAGTCGAATCTGGGTATAGCGTACCTACCCCTAGTACGGTACGAAACTCATCGATATCGATTTTGCTCATTGGTCCTCCAATATGGCGGTAGGGGCTGGGGAACAGTCGGGCCAGCCCCTACCAGTCCGATTAAGTCAAGTTGAAGCGGCGGATGCCTTCTGCTTGCTTGACGAGTGCACAGCCGTAGCCGTAAACGCCAACTCGTACCTGGCCAGTCTCGATGAGCTGGACCTGTAGGCGAGTGGTAGGTGCTTCGTACCAAGTGATGGCTTCTGGAGCAATGATGAACGCTGAATCGTCAATCTTGGTTGCAGCTGAAACATATGGATCAACATAAACATTTAGACCCATGATGTTGCCATCGATGCTCTGACCTGAAACTACGCCTGGATTGTTCTGTGCGTTTGAAGCGGTGAACAATGGTCGGCCAGTGCTGTCGGTAGCACCTAACAAGGTACCCCACCAGTCGGTGTTGATAACTACATTGCGAGCCTTTTTCTTCGAGCCAGCGAAGCATGCAGCTGATTCGGTACCTGCGTAGGAGATGAATCCAGCGGCGGTTGCAGCGGTTGTTGCAGCCTGTGTACCACCAGAAGCAAGTACAGAAAGTACAGCCTCATCGGTTGCTTTTGCGTATGCGTTCTGCATCTGGACCAGAAGTTCTGCATAGAATTCTGGGCTCGAACGGTCGATGAGTTCCCAAGAAACATCGTTCATACCAGCGTACTTAACGACAGTGCCAGTTAGGTAGTTGCTTGCCATGCCAGTTTCGCTAGGTGCTGAACCCTCGCTGGTCGCTGCAACAGTTGGAGCAGTGCTCAACTTTGGAACGGTGAAAGTCATACCGCTTGATACCAAAGCCTGACGGCTAACAGCATCGATGGCTGGGCGGTCTGCGATGGTGCTGGTAACAAATTCCTGCAAGTGCTGTGGAAGCGTTAGTCCAGTGTTGGTTGAGGTGCTGTCATCAGCTGCTCGAACATACTGACGAGCATCGTCATCACCAGTTAGAGCCTTGATTGAAGCCTCTACATAACCTGCAGCGGTGATGTTAAGGCGAGGTGCAGTGGTGATTGGGCTTGCAGCCTGTACCACTGGAGCAGCAGCGGCTTCTACCGCTACATCTTCGATTGGTTGTTCTGACACTGTTTCCTCCTGTGGTTCGGTGTCTTCTGGGTCTGTCTCGGCCTCACTAGCCGCTACATCTGTTACTAATGCATCAGCAAACGCTGGAGCATGTACCAGAGAAACTTCTACGATGGTTGCGGCGGTGACATGCATAACGCCATCTCGCATCTCGTACTTGTCTATCTGGGCACCAACACTTAATCCATCTCGTAGGCCGTCTGCAGCTTCTACAAGTGCATCAGAGCCAGCGGTAGTGTTGGAAACTTTGAAATCGCCATTAATGCCACCTGGCGTAACCTGAAATTGGATTGCTTTTCCAATAGGTCGCTGGATGTCATGCTGTAGCAAGAATTTAACTGGCTTTGGGTCTGGGTTTGGTATAGATCCAAACTCGAACACAACTGGACCAGCCGAAGTGTTGCCGACTTTGCCAAAGGGCACTACTACGCCCGAAATTTGGCGAGTAGCCTCATTTGCACCAGTGATGTGTGCGGCAAAGGTTAGGTTTAATGGTTTAAGCGTCATTAGCTGGATTACCTCCTCTAGGTGCTAAATCCTCCATCTGTCGAGCCTCATCGATGTTGATGATGCCAGCATCGAGAAGTTTGACGATTACATCTACTCGCTCTGTTGGATTACCTCGTAAGAAGTCATCCATCTCAACCTCGACATACTGCCCTCTTGGCGTAATGTCATCCATGCTTAGGCGAGATTCGAGAGAATCGATATAAGGCCGTAGTGAGAAGTCAAGTAGTGATCTACGCTCGGCCGACACATTGCTGTAGGTGCTGGAAGCCGACTCGGCGTTGATATACCAAGCTGGGATATTCATAACCCGAGCAATTTCGTTAGCGGTGTATGCCCGAGCCTCGGTTAATTGCATTTGAGCAGAATCTAGGCCGACTACTTCAAGATTAATCGGCCCCTCAACATAAGCGGTTGAGCGGTTGCGGCGAGCGGTCTTAAAAGCACTTAAAAGGGCTTCTTTTTGGTCCGCTGGTAGGTTCATACCCTCATTGCGTAGCACCATTGCTGGTACTGGCTCTTGGGCCATGCGTAGAGCTGCGGATTCAAGTTCGATGGCGGCTTGGATGGTGCGACCAGCCCGAGCGAGTACGCCCTCATCTGGTCCCCAGAATACGATGAGCGACCCTACACCTTTCATCGGTAGTTCTCGACCATCGAGAGTGTAGGCAAGAATCAGCTGACCAGTGGCATCAGTTCGAGCGGTGATGCGTAATGGATCTATACGGCGAGCCTGTGTTACTCGGCCATCCTCCATAGCAGTGGCGAGAATCTGCCAGTAACTGACCCCATAAAATAACAAGTCATCTACCGTCCAGACGATAGTCGTATTACGGCTAAGCGATGGGTCTGGCTGCTTAATAATCGGCCGATTAGGGATTTCTGCCTCTGTGGACTCGGCGTAAGTCTGCATCTCTAATGAGGCGATGGTAGAAGCGATAATATTCCTCGCTCGAGCGACCGCTGGCACAGTCATGGCCGCTCGGCGAGAAACTGGATTTACAAGCCCCAAGTCTGGAGAAAATCCCAAATTCATGGGATTCACTGGGTACATCTCGGCAGTAGCTGCGGTTACATCAACGGAGGGCAAGTCATTAATGGTGTTAGCAAGACGAAAGGCATCAAATAAACCCACAAGCGAATTCTAACATCGCTCATAGCACATACCCTAATTGTTTTACGGTATTTGTAAGCGTTTGAGCGTTTTATGTCCAGTTGCCGAAACTTAAATTAGTACCAGTTGCAACTTTGCGGACTACGCACCATGCACCAGCGTTGATTGTCGGAGCAGTTGTGCCTGCAACTCCTTGATTGATGCCGAAACCTATACGGCCAGCAGTTGTTGAGTTGGTAAGGATGTACCCAAATACTCGAATGCCCTGACTTTGAGCCGTTGCAGTTGCGGTACCAGAGTAATAACTCGGAGTGTTTGCAGCGGTGTCACTGAAATAGCCAACAGTCGAGGCAGTTGTGTTTAATGCCCAAGCGGTACCAGCGATACGGCAGGACTGTGGAGTAACTGTGCTAGTAGATCCAGTTGCTATCGAGTAAAGATAAACAAAGGTCTGGGTACTGCTTGCACTTGCTCGTTTATTAAATTCAACAAAGAATTCAAACTCATAAAGCGTATTTGCATCCACATTTAAGTAAATACTGTTGCCCGATGAGTCGGTGAAAATTGTATCGACTGTGCCAGTGTTAGTTAAGGTCTTCGATGATGTTCTTACAGCTGACCCAACGATGTCCGCTCCATAGATCGAGCCAGTACCACCTTGGGAGATAGCCAGAGTGCCAGTTATGTTCGATGCGGTGCCAGTGGTGTTCTGGTTGAGCGTTGGGATGTCACCAGCACTTAAAGTTGTGCCACTAGACACTCGACCATAGGCATCTGTGGTTACTTTGGTGTAAGTTCCAGCAGTTCCAACACTTGCTAGGCCAAGTTGAGCGGAGGTCGAGGTGCCAGTATTGGTTAATTCCCCAGCATCTACGCCAATTACCCCACTTGGGCCCTGCGGTCCTGTGTCGCCAGTGTCACCTTTAGGACCAGTTGCTCCAGTGTCGCCTTTATCGCCTTTGGCACCTGTGGCACCAGTGGCTCCTGTCGCTCCTGTTGCCCCAGTATCGCCTTTAGGGCCCTGAATACCAGTGACTTGCTCGCTAAGTATCGTTGGAGTTTCCGTAATCGCTACGGTCGTAACATCATCGACTGTGGTTACATCGGTAACGGT